GCCTGGTAAAGGTCTCGTCAGCACGGGCCAGGGTGCGTGTTTCGACCTGTTGAGCCTGCCATGCGAGGAGTTTCTGGAGTCCCTCGGGAGAATAGCCCTTTGAGCCATCAGGAAACTCTGCATCAGGAGCTGGGGGTGGCGAAGACTCGACCACGGGCGGGGCAGATTTCACCTCAGTCGGCTTCGACCCATCAAGGAACCGTGAATACTTATCGGGATGGATGGCGGCCAGCATACGAAGGTAGCGGTCAGGGTCATTAGCGATGAGTTTATCGACCGCTTCCATGTTCTGGAGGCGCTCTTGAGAGGCGGTGAGCTTGGTATCACGCTCCTTGAGTTCCGTTTGATGGGCCGTGACCCATTTCTTCTGGGCATTGCGGAAAATCTTAACCATTCGCGAGTAGGGAAGACGATTCTCACGCTGGCCTTCGACAGGGGGATGGATCCCTAGGGCCGCAAGCTCCTTTTCGAGTTCATCCGCGTCGTCATCAGGTTTCTTCTCAGGCTCAGCCACGACGGTATCACTGGACGGACTGATGTCCGCTTCGATGACCGGTTCATCGGTGCTGGAAACAACTGTCTCATCAGCCATTGGGTCATCCGACCCTGAATAGCCGTCCGAATTTTCTTCCGCTTCGCCCGTCGCTTGGTCAATCGAGGCCTTGACGATGGATTCGAGATCACTCATGATGGACTCCTACTGACGCGAGGAATGCGATCCCTCAGTTAACGAATACCTGCGAATCGTAGTCTGGCTACGACTCAAACCCACTTGGTCGTGAATCCCTTGGTCTGCTTGTCGCTCCCAGGACTCGGCACGTGCTCCACGTAATGCTCTAGGCCTTTCTCAGCCGCTACCCGCTTCATCTCGGCCTTCGAGGTGTAGTGAATGGGCGATCCGTCCTCATGACAGATGCCATGTCGAATCCACTCATCACACTCATCACTAATTACATTGGGCGGCTTGGTGATCCAAGTCCTGTACATCACACTTCCGCACTCGCAGGGTCGGGGTGAACATTCGACTGGTTCGATGACATCAATCAATGAGCGAAAACAAGACTGACAGGAATAATCGTAACAGGGACTCACGTTACCCTCCCGTGATATCGCGTGAACGCTTCGCCACATGTGGCATCAGATTCCAATCGGGATTGGCCTCACCGACTGGTGGTTGCGATTGTTCATCTGGTCCCTGACCAGGTGGGAAGAGTGGACCAGCGGCTTCAGGTTGTCCCGGCAGTCCCGGCGCAGGCTGAGGAAGAGGTGGCGGCATCTGGGCCGACATCAACAACTTCTTCGCTGCTTCAATCTCCTGTTCAGACGGGGCCAACCCTTCCTTGATCAACATCGCCATCACCACGGGATTGATCAGATCATCCTTCCCCGAGTAGCGATAGGACACATTGGGCTTCTCTTCCTTCATTCCAGGCTTAATCATGATCGACGCCGGATCGAGCCCCGTCAGTTCGGCGATCTCTGCGATGATGGGGGCGACATTGACGTACCCGCTCTTCGCCGTCATGTTGAGAAACGCCATCAGGCGTTGTACCCGCTGTTGGCTGTCTAGCACGATAGACGAGTCTGGGCGAATCTTCAGGACGAGATCATGCAGGATGCGTTTCTGATCCCACGCCCCTTGCATCTGCTGGCGCTCCTGATCGCTCAGCGTGGGGAAGTCAGAGTACAGCGTCATCCAACCCGCGAGCACCTCAGCGATACTCAGGAAGAAACTGGCGACCCGCGCCCGCTCCTGCCCAATGCGCGTGGCGAAGTTGCCCTGCACGAGTTGCACTTCAGCCTTCGTTTGATCGCCCGGACTTGTGGTCCCCTGCTGGTTTGGCCCGATCTGCCAACTCTCCATCAAGTCGCCCTTGGTGGATCGATCAAAAGCCAGGTCCTCTGCCGGGTACGAAGCCCGCGCAATCTCGCCAATTGATCGTGTGCCATCACCCTGTGTCGGGATCATCCCCTGCCAGGTGCCACGCTGAAGCAGTTCACGAATCTCTGGGTCAATCCGATTCGTGTCAAACCAGCGAATGGGGACAGAGCGATCACGATTCTGAAACATCTGAGATCGAGATCGCTGGAGATCCCTGACGTGTGGGCGACCGGCGGCTGAATCGGAGGGAGGAATCGGATTATCACTGACATAGGTCAATGTCAGCACACGAACAGGAAACTTGCTCGACCCGACATACGTCCGCGTCTGCTCATCGTACTTCTGCCCCTTCCACGGGGCATGGAGCACTGCCTTTTCAATCCCCTCAACAAAGACGAGTTCCCAGATCGCATGAAAGGACTTCTCGTCGGAGTCCACCTTATATCGCCAGTAGAAGATCCGACTATACTTGACCACCTTGAGTTCAGCCAGCCCTGCTTTCTCAGGATCCGCACGCAAATCTTCCTGATGAGGACTGTCTGATCCGCTTGTCGCCTTGTCCTTCAGATCATCACTCAGTTTCCACTCATTTTTGGCCTCGGGCCAACTCATCTTGCCGTCATAGCCAATCCAGTCGCCATCATCGAAGCAGGAACCCGTGAACTCAGCAGGCCAGAGGAGGTCGGGCGGAGACACGCGGGTGACAAAGAACTTGTCATCAACCGTACGCTCGGTCGGTTTGATGGTGATAAGGCCAGCAGTCGCCAACTGCTGCATTTGCTCAGGCGTGAGACTCGCCGTCGGCACTGGACCCTGCGGACCCTCGAACATTTCCTCGACTGGCATATCCACGGTCTCAAATCGTGCCGCGTACCCGACAATCACTGCCCCGATGCCCGCCGCATTCACCGCATCATTCAGGACCTCTTCCATCGCCACCCCGACGTTCGCTCGCTTCTCACCGAGTTCGTAATTCAAGGCCTTAGCAAAGGGAGGGATGGCCGGGGCAAACTGGGCATTCTCATGGGTCACTTGGACTTGCGGCACCTGACTATACAAGTTTGCAGTCTTGGTCTTCGTGAGTGACCAATCGGGATTGATCTCATTCTGAAGATCATCCTCCGTGGTGACCCCCTCGGTATAGCGATGGATGGCCTGACCGAGACGCAGATCGACATTATGTTTCCAGCCCGAGGTAAACTTCTTGCGATTGCGCTTGGCTGAGTCGAGCCGAGACCTGAAAGACTTCTCCACCTCTTTGGGGTCGAGGGGCTCAGGGGCCTCAACCGGCAGTACTGTTTCAGTCGAATCAGTGACGGGTAGCAGTTGGTCAGCCATCGGTTCTCCTACTGTCTCTCATTCTACACCGAAGCGAGCATCCGTGCCCTACGTTTGGGTTGCATCCATGGATACTTGACAGGGACAATCGGATCATTACTTGGCGCTGCTGAGGACATACAGAAGTACGCCAACGCCACCGCATGATGATCATCGCCTGCGGCTATCTTCCGGGTATCGGCAGGGTCCATCCTGAGTCGTGGCAGGGTACGTATGAGGTTCGGACACCCATAGATCCCCAAGGGCTTGACGATCTGCACTTGTGGCAACTCGTCAATGATCGTGTTTAGATAATTGTGAATCGAGTACCCGAACAGTTCCCGCTTGTTGACACTCTGCGTCAGGGGCACGCCGTTCTGCTCGAATAGCTCTCCAATGGAGTAGATCGTCACCCCTGTCTTAATGAACATGGAAGGGTCACAGTGGGTCTCCACAATGTGCATCCCCTCGGACTCTTTCTTGATCTGCTTCGCCACGTCTGCCGCCAACGTCCGATGCCATGTCCGCTCCTTGAAAACCACCGCGCGTTTATTCGGCAGCACGGCAATCCACAGACACACGGCGGGATCCGGCCAGTAGCCCCAGTCGATGGCCCGATAGATGCTGAGCCAGGAATAGTCGAACAGGGGGCGACCATTGAGCGTGGGCAGGTTGTCGATGACGTGCCACGGGTGACCATCTTTGGTTGGCCAGAAGTCTGAGAAATATGCCCCCTCCATGACGAACTCACCGAGGAGCCATGCCCGGCGCACATGCTCAGGCAGATTCCGTAGACGTTTCTTGTACGCCTCAGCATCAATCTCTGTATTCTGATCCAGCGTACTGAACTGCATCTCATAGTCATCGGGGATATAGTCTGGATAATCCTCAGACCGTACATCCTTGTTGATGAACCATTCCTGCATCCAGTCAGAGCCGATCCCGAGCGGATTGGACCCTGCCCGCACCACAGCCCGGAATGGATCAGATTTCTTGCCCCGAGCGACCGTCGAAATCTTGAGAAACTGTTCGAGGGAGAAAGTGCTTAACTCGTCAAAATACACGGCCCCATACTGTGTCGAGAGGAAATTCATCACGTCGGCTTCGGTTTCACAATGGCCGAACTTGATGGTCGAACCATTGGGGAACTTGGCGAGCGAGAAGGTGCTGAGGAACACTCCCCCGAGCAGCTTCGTCTCGTAGTCGATGAAGGTTAGATGTGATTCGCGCAATTCGGGCATCGTGCGACGAATAATCAGTGCTCGAAAGTTGGGCACCATGAGACATCGAAGAATCGCATCAAATCTCAGACTCAGACTGTTATGCGTTGGGATTCCCGCCTGTCCAACCAAGTACAAATGACTACTCGCCTCAACTTGCAAACACTGAAGAGAACGATCCTCAATACGTACAGCATTCACAATGTATCGGTACGATTGTCTGGGACTGCATCTCTTCGGCACATGTCTAAGTTTTCGATGTAGTCTAAACACAGGAAGAGTTGATGTCCAGCACACTCGGTACTTCGGACCACAGTCTTTTCCATACAAAGTGGCGCGTCCTTCAGACATCACTGCCTTGGCACCTAACGAACGAGCCAGCCAAAGAACTCCGCGTGCCAAGTCGGCATTGGTATTGCAAAACTCGACCGTTCCTTGACGCGAACAGCAATAGCCATCCGTATCCATGAGTCCTTGAAGCAAGGACAGTCTCTGCTCTCGTGACGCTAGTAAATATTGTTCAGGGATTCGTTTACGCAGAAGAACTCCGCCAGAGAATCGTTTGAATCCCTTGTATTCCTTGGGGTATTCTCGGCGAATCTCTGGAGTCCAGTAACAGCGATCACACAATCGACGACCAGTAATATATCTATCCAAGCCACAATGAGCACATAGGGCCCTACGCGATCTTGTCCGCTCGACTGCATCGAGGGAACGGAGTTGTCCCGACAATTCTCGAACGACATAATGATAGGCCGATTGAAGTTTCTTGACAGTGTACCCCGCCGCACGAACTTGATCGATCACGCCAGCATCATTCGACGTTATCTGTCCAACGCCCTTGTTTCCGTCACCCAACCAGACACCTAAAACGTATGGATCAATTGGGAGATCCTGAACAGTTATCTGCCACGACCCGCCTATCGGCACGCGATGATTCGTCTCTCGTCCGCGACAAACCTTGATGGTCTGTGCTATCTCTGTGGTTGTTTTAACGCTTCCAATAAGATTACTAGAAGTAGCCTCCCGCTTGTTAAGCGTAAGCCACTGATGTTGACCTCCGCAAATGATTTGACTACCATCATCGAAAGTCAACTGATACGTTCCTGTTAAATCAGTGTGTTCTTCCGACTTCCATACAATGCGGGTTGGTTGACCTGTTTCATCGAAAACACAATCTCCTACTGCCAAGTCTTGCATGAGACGATAACCCTGCGGAGTAGGTATGGGAGTATCGAGAGCAATGGCTTTGCCCGTGTTTCGAGTGCCGAGGGCTAGAAGGTTGGGAACAGTTGAGGCGTGAAACTTGCGCTGGTAATCGTACGGAACATAAAGATCCGTCACGGTGCCATCTGGATTCTCTACTGAAAGGGAGTAGTCGTTCATATGTCGGACATTGGCTCTGTCGGAATTTCAATCGTTTCGACTTGGGCGTCAATATTGCCGACCTTGATGCCGATCATGATGCGACTGCCCTTGGGGCCACTCTCGGGTTTGTCCACAATATGTACACCATCTTCAGACACCCGTTCGAGATACCATTGACTTGATTTGGCGGCAATATCCAACCCTGCCACGCTCCCATAACTCAAGGCTTGCTCGGTCGCCTGACGGTGGATATCTACGTAACGCGGTGCTGCCGATACGAAGTTCTCTCTCGCCTCCTCAACCAGACCCTTCACCACTTCCTTAGACCGACGCAGAGCCACCGCCAGCCCGTTGACCTGCCTCGGCGTCATTTCTCGCGGCTGGTCGAGCACCACCTGTGCAACTAGGCTCTTCTCAGCCTCAGTAATGCCACCCTTGCGCTTGTATCGCTTCGTAATAGGTCGTTTGACCTTAACTTTGGCAGGCACAGTCATCCCTCTACTTTATTCATCTGCAAGTCTTATGCCAAGGCAGCGGCACGCCTCTCTGAACATACTTGGCACAGCGTTTGCTTGAGTAGATTGTAGGAGCACTAGATGGAGATTATCAGTACACCCGCGACGGTTGACGAGACGGTCACCGACTTGGACATCGGGTTCACCAGTGGGCTGGTCAAGTCGTTTGTCATCCACCCCGGTGACAAGTTCAAGACCGGGGCGACCGAGATCATCATCATGACTCGCAAGCCTGCCGAGACCATTGTCATCAATCGGGCACATGTCGCGTGGCATGGGACGCAGGAACGCGTCGTGTCGCATCCCGTGAACTCTACAAAAACAGGGGCAACTCCGACACCGCCACAGTGATCGCGACAGAGGGAGGGATGTCGGATATGCAGCGTGCGGCAGTCGCCCCTACAGGGAGTATGAC